TTGCAAACGGTGGTTTGGCAAAGCTTAATCAACAACGTATTAATGATGGTTCGCATCATTTTCTTGGTGAAGTGGGTTCAAATCTTCAATTATCTCGTATGACTAATGGTACACATAATTGGGCAAACGGCAATCTTTCCAAACTGCAACGAGATCGTGTAGCTAATGGCACCCACAATTTATTAAAAGGTAGTGTTGAGGTTGAACGACGTAAACAAGAAGGTGTTTATGCGTATGTTGGTCAACAGACATCTAAGGCAATACGTGAATTATTGCATAATGGAACTTCACATCTAATTCAAACAACCGAATGCCCACATTGTGGCAAACAAGGCAAAGGACCTATGATGAAACGTTGGCATTTCACTAATTGTAAATTTAAGGAAGTTTGAATTTCTTGATTTCCAAATATTCACTATGTGTTAGTTTGAAATGAGTTGCTTCGACAAGCGTGTCGAATTCAAAACACAAATGATGTTCACCATTTTCAAAATTATGAACATTCCATGGAGGGAGATCTTTTGGATCAAGAGAACACCCTTGTGGTGGTCTTATTGATAATGTACTGAAATCCGGCATTCTAGTTTCAGGGTCGTGATGATACGCATGCCAATATGATGGAATTCTAATCAATTCGGCCATGACGTATCTACGATAATATATTTTGACATTGTTTTTGTTCTTATTGTTATCGGGCGTTCTAGTAATACTAGCTCACCATAAATCTATTTTAACTGGTAGTTGCCAAACCAGCAAAATAGAAAAAGGGGCATTGCGCCCCTTTCTTAGAAATACTTTAGCTTGAAATGTAGTGCGTCAATCTCAGATTCAAACAAGAAATAGCATATCAAACATTCTTCGTCGTCAATGACTTCTTCAAAGAATTCATGGTTTGGTAGTTGCTTTCTGGTTAAGCCCGTTCCCTTTGGTGCTTTGATTCTGATATACGAGTCATCATCATTCACTTCTTCATACCATTCATATGGTATGGGCACTTTAATCAAATTTTTCGGCATGATTTACAGGTACTTCAACTTGAAATGCAGTGCTTCTAACTCATCTTTAAATAAAAACAAAGCTACAAATTGATATGGGTTAACGATTGCCCAGGTGGGCATATGATGCCAATCAAAATCACAGCCTTCTGGTGGAAGAACTGTCTTGGCAATCATTTCAAATGTTTGCGGGCAAACGTAAACTGGTAGCCAACTTTTGGGTACTTCTACCTTAATGCGTCCTTCTGGCATTGTACTCAAATAACCGTTCACATTGACTTGCATTAGCTGTAGTCTGATCGACCATTCTCTTGACGTACTTGATTGATAACTCGACCAGAGTTGAATGGTACGCTATCAGCTTGCATATTTTCGTGAATAACAGAACGACACAGAGCTTCAAACCACTGTTTAACAATATCGTCTTCTGTTACACCGTTATATCCGTGAGATTGCAATAAGGCAATCCATTGATCGTTCCAATCGAACTCGAAGAACAAACCCTCAATACCTTCCTTAGGATCAAATTGACTATCCAAAACAGTAATGTACGGTTCTTTCTTGATATTGGCAACCGCCTTCTCATATACAGTCTTTTCAATCTTACCAACTTCAAAATCGATTTCAAGCTTTCTCAAAGCTAATTCGTCACCATCAAATTGAATCTCTGCAGATGTTATTGCGAATTCATAGTCAGTAACGTTGCCATGCTTGTGATGGACACGGAGCAATTCAGTAGCAAGTGCCTTTGGATCTCCGGCGTATTCAATCTCGACAATACGTTTATCGTATTCAAACTCGTCAGTCTTCTTATGCTTGAAATCAACTCTTGCTTTTGCAGCTGAATGATCTTTGGTACCGACTTCAAAGTCAATGTCAACTATACGACTGTCAAGTTCGTGACCATCAAAGTAGTATTCTGCTTCAGCACGGTCACGAGTCTTACCGCGCATTCCCCATGATCCAGGAAGCCAACCGAATGGAATTATCTTTTTCTTCATTTCTTTTATAATGTGGTGCAGCACTGTCTAGCTTGATATCAATAATAGCAAGCGATATGCCGCTGATGAGGCAAAACAAAAACAAACCACCAATAATTGCAAGAGCTAACATATCGGTATTCACTAAGTGTTATGATATGGCAATTATACAGTATCACTTCACCAATTCCAAAAAGAATGGCACCCTGAGGTGCCTAGCGAAATCCCGACTTGCTTTTACCACCATCTGATTTTAAATTCAACCGCAGTAGTACTTTCTTCGAGTCTGAAGTTGATGGCATAATACCAATTACCATCTTCATCACTAGTCAAGTAAGATTCGACTCGACGTTCTAATCGTTCGGTTAGCCATTCCTCAACCTCTGGTTTGAGTGACCACTTAACCAGCGCTACTTCAAATCCACCGGGGACGGAGTCGTATGATTTGACCAGCAAGTGTTCTGCAACTTTTATTTCTATCATAGCCAAGTTAATTTAAATTGAAGGGCAGCATTACCTTCTTCAGGAATATCGATGTACCATTTGAAATCATTACTCATCAGTGAAATATTGCAGAAATTGTCGTTGGCCCATTGGCGGAAATTGATATCGACTTCATATGACATTGGCATTCGACCATATCTAGTGTTAAAGTACAGAGCTGGCACCATTGCTTCTTTTGGAATCTCAAATCTAATCATCCCCATTTTAGTTTGAACTCTAGAGCTATGGTATCATCATCGATATACAGACCAAGGTACTGTTGTGGATGGATATAAACACCAGGATTGATACCTTTGGCTATCGCCCATTCTATTACTTCAGGAATGGCAGTATCAACACATATATAACCACCATTAATAAATTTTGTGGGACGGTGCATTGCATGATTACCAAGTTTCATAAATCTAGGTTCTGCCATATTATTTCCATACCAATACATACTCTACAGCAATGGTACTATCTTCAAATTCCAAATGATAATTATATTGCTGAGTTCCTTCATCCTTCATCCATTTTAGCTTCGGTTTCAAATCACGAGCGACCAACCAAGCTTCTTCGGGAATAGACACCATTGGTACCATATGACCTTTATTGTCAATACCAATGGAATATTTTTTGAGTGGAATAAAATAGGTCAAAAGTCTTCGCTCCAACTGTCAACGGTATCAAGTTCCATCTGGAGTCGCATCTTAACCATAGCCAGATACTTACGAATAGTCGAACGTTCAGTCCAGATAAACTTCTCGTAAGGGGCATAGGCGTTACAGGGACAATCGATCACGTATGGCATCAAGTCGTACAAGCATTTGTAATCAACCCCGTCCACTGAACTATGCTCGACGTATTGATCTGGATATTTAATAATGCTGTCTAGGTAACTTACCCGTTCTTCGTCGGTGAGATACCTAGAATCTGGGGCTACATGAATGCGTCCACACGTACATTCGACCATGGGTGCACCACCGCCACGCAGTACACCAAGGAATTCATTACTTGCTTCTGTTGTTCGTGTTGTATATTTGCTCATAGCCATCTTAGTTTATATTCAATTGCCACTGTTTCATCTTGAAATTCAATCAATGCAAATGGCACGTATTGAAATGTATGGGGATTCATAAACATACGATGTGTAACTCTGGCTTGCGCATCCTTTTCTTTAAGCCACGTGGCCAATTCTGGCTTTAAATAAACGAAGGCAGCTCCAAACTCATCAGCGATCGAAACATGTTCAGATGGGACTTTTAATTTTATAGCCATCTTAATTTGAATTGCAAAGCTGTGTTTTCGTCGTCGAAGTCAACAACCATACCAAGAGTAAAGCCAGTATCATGCATGGTAACATTATATGAAAAAGAATGTACAGTACCTTGACTAATACACCACTCTTCGAGTTCAGATTGTACCCAACATTCATCTACAATATTAACAATATTACTAGTTGGATTAATTTTGGGCCTGCGAATTGTTAACGTGGGTGGAATTAGAAGTCTAATCATAGCCATGTTAACTTAAAATGTAATGCGGCTCGGTCGTCATCAATAACAATGTCAACAATTGTGTGATATGCTCTCTTTTGATAAAAATCTTTACCATCTTTTATTTGATAAATGTAATTGTGCAATGTACACCATTTTGCAATGTTTGGAGCCAATTTAAACTTGTCCGGTGATGGTTTTGATCGATCACCCATCCAAATACGGTTAACATGACTTAACGGCAGTCTAAGAGTTATAGCCATGTCAACTTGAAATGTAAAGCCGTCGTTTCATCTTCTATGAAAACCAGAATATGAGTTCTAGTGACCCAACCTTCGTCAGTACTCATAGCTCTAATGGCATATTTTGTACCTTGTGCTTGTAACCATGATTCGACTTCGGATATCGCCCAATATTCAATTAGTCCTGATGCCTTGGGATCCGGTCGTACATCACAAAGTTCGTTAGGTAACGTGTACATCATAGCCATCTCAATTTGAATTGCAGTGCTTGTATATCATTCGGTATTTTCAAACTGATACGTACTCGATTGAAAAAGCCATCATTAACTGTCTTAATTGCATAGTCATATGTGATATCATTGCTACCCAACCAATCTTCTACATTAGACACAATAAAAACATCGTTCACGGTGCATTGAAATGATTCTTTAATAACGCAGAACTCACGCACCTCGGTTAATTTCGGAGGAAGATCAAAGGTCATAACCAGCTCAACTTGAATTGTAACGCTTGAATATCATTTGGTATTTTCAACATCAGAAACGTTTGACTGAAAAATCCGTCATTAACTGTCTTACGCTCACTGTCATATGTGATATCATTACGTTGCAACCAATCTTCTACATTGGATAAAATGAATAATTCATGCTCTGCATGATGCTGGGCATTATGAATAGCACAAAGTTCACGCACTTCAATTAGTTCCCAAGGAAGATCAAAATTCATAACCAGGTCAGTTTGAATTGAACTGCCACATCGTCATCTTCTATCACAGCTTCCAGATCGATTAGCATATCTGAACCGTTGAAATAGATACGCTCGGCGATGATATATTTTTCATCCAACGACTTGAACCAATCAATTACTTCAATCTTGAAGTCATACCTGGGTATCATTGAAAAGATACCTTGATTTACTGGGTTACGCTTGCATAGAGCCATCGGTATTTTTATGTTCATAGCCAGGTCAGTTTGAACTCCATAGCCAGATTGTCATCAACAAAGGTAATGAATGACTTACGTATAAATCCGCGTTCGTCAGCATACATGCCGGTTTCCACAGACCAGTCTACACCACCAACACCGTGATCATCTAACCAGTTCAACACGTCTTCTTTCAATCGATACACCAGATTGCCTAAAAAGCCAGCATGATCCTTGCCACCATTCGATATATAAATCAATGAATCAGGTATAATAATATGTGCTATATCGGTCATAGGTGTGACAATTTAAATTGTACTGCTATCATGTCGTGTTCAAAGTAAACATACAATTGACTACCAAATATGTTCAGCTTGTAGCTGCCATGGCAACATTCTTCCAACCAATCAAACATTTTCTTGGTTGGAATTCGAACATCATAATCGTAATATTTCTGCTGTTGACTCTTTTCCTTAGGAATTTGAAGCTTGACCCAGACGCCAAGGTGTTGGTGATATTCAAGCACATCAGGAGGAACTAGAATGGCGGTCGTATTCTTCTTCATAAGTCATAGATCAACTTCATTTGTAGTGCCACATTTTCGTCCTCAATTTCAATACACGGGCCGTACTTAAAATCGAACATGAAAGTGTACTCGCATTGATCCTCAAGCCAAGCTGCCACATCTGGCCTAAGTTTGTATTTTTCTACGTATTGAATCGGTACTGATAGGATTACGCTCATATGCCAAACGTTAATTTAAATTGAACAGCAGTGGCATCGTCCGCCACTCTAACAAAAACAAATCTATGCAAAAATGCCATAGGGTTGTTAAGGATGTTGTCGTAATCGAATATTATGTCAGCATCGTGTTCAGCAACCCAATCCACTATGTCATTGCTTATAATGGGCTCGTACTGAAAAGTAGAAGGTCTACTAAGCGTGATGTATTTTTCTGGGATATTGACAAATATGCTCATGCCGTATGATACACAAGATTAGTTGCCAATTCAAGCGGAAGGGGAGCAATTGCTCCCCTTCGTGTTACATGCTAAATGTTAGCTTAAATTGTAGCGCTAATGCGTCATCCTGTATATGTGCACTGATGGCTTTATTGTCCTGTAGGTGATAAAATATTTTATCGTTTTCATAACCATATTCAGACATCCATCGCAACATCATATGGCCAACTTCAATAATGATACGATTGCAAGCAGATGAACCAGGTGCTGCCTCTTTCCCCGCTATACTGAACACCAATTCATAGCTGAAGTTTATTACGTTCATATACCGTATGTAAGTTTGAATTGCAATGCCAAAGCATCGTTCTCTATTGCAACACTATAGGTCAAACCTTCGCCCATTACGCATTCTATGGTAACCGACATCATCAATTTGTGTTCTATTAACCATTCATCAACGTTAAATCTACCTCTTAGATATTTTGATATAGGTAAATCTACCGCTTCCGAGATTGCATCACCTATTTCAGTAAATTTAGCAACGCTGATATCAATGATATTCATGATTCAAAGGTAAACTTGAAATTTATAGCATGAGCTGCATTATCAAAGTGCATGAACGGTTGGGGCCGGTTATTCCATTTGATGACATCACACGGCAATCCCTGTTCAATTAGCCAGTTCAAAATAGTTGAGTCGATGTGTCGCTGCTCAATAATTAACGGATTTCCTGGTATGTCTGTGGGGAAATACTTAGCGTCATATCCCCACAAACGATTAGGAATAGAGATGATGAATTTTTCTGGTTCAGTTGTCATAAATGCTTTAGTTCAAATTCTAATGCATCAGTGAATGTGTCAAAGCGAATTAAAGCCACTGCTGGTCTACTGTTGTCGTCCCAATGCCTACTCAATACGGTATGACCCATCGAACGGAACTTACAAAATAACTCAAACCAGGTGCGATACACTATAGGTATAGGAAAGACGACCCAATATGAATCGTCAGTGCCTGCATGTATCATAAGCGTTTATGGTTAATCACTAAACGTGATTCTAAATAATACTGCCAGCGTTTCATCTTCAATACGTACTATTGGTAGTGAGTCGCCATCTTCAATAATTTCGTGATCTGGAGAATTTTCAAGTAACCACTTAGTCACATTATCATTCACATGTGAAAATGTATCAAGTGTGATAGCATTGGTGGAAGGCTGAATCAGTGCCGCCTTCGCTGTATATATCACATGTTTCCGTGGTACTTGAATTTCCATATTATTTGCCTATTTGATTGGCGAAGACGTAAGCGTGGACCCGTGCTGCCACGTTATAGCCACGTCTACAAGCTTCCTCAGCAACCTTAGCAGCTACGAGGTTCTGTCCTTCAACCGTAGCTCCTACGGGCATAATCCATACGGGCCAGTCGATTCCAACAGCACGATAAGCAGCCGTAAATTCCTCAACTTCCTGCCATGCACGATCGGTACCATCACAAACATATTTCAATTGACCAACATTGCTCAGCTTTGCATATTCAGCAACGACTGCTGGTTGAAGAGCATCAGTCTTTTGTTCGCCACTCAAGTACAGCTTGGGTGATACTGACCAAAACCACTCAACACCAAGTAATGCTTCATCTTCTGCATCCAAGCCACTGTAGTTTTCAGCACGCAGGTTGCGAAGTTCACGCATGTAGAAGCTTTTGCGCAATGCAGCCAAGTCAAAGTCTAATGCTGAATCAGGTTCACCCGACAGGTATTCGCTGAACTTATCACGCGCTTTCTGTGTACCGTTTGTTTCAACAGTCACGTACTTGGGCATATTACCACGACGAGCAAACTCAAGCATGATATCCACGATTGCGTTTTGATTCATCATTGGCTCACCACCAGTAAAAGCCAAGTGTGTCCATTGACCACTCTTTGGATGCTTAAACTTGCCTTCTGGGTTATGTCCACCCTTCTTCAAGAATTCTTCCAAGTGATCGCAGATTTCAGCAGGTGTACCAGTATGTGCCAAGTGTGCAAACTTCTTAGCCCATGAGTAGCTGGAATCACAACCGCGATTAAAGACTGGCAAGTCTTCCATGCGCTTGATACTTGATACGTCAATCGTTTGGTGATCTAAAATCCATGATGCTGGATTTGTGGGATCTGTTTGTCCAAATCCATCGCAAGTAAAGTTGCATCCCCAAAACCGTACCCATACGGTTGGAATTCCAGTATAGCGACCTTCGCCCTGAAATGTGTCTCCGAAAATTTCGGAATATTTGTATTTTTTATTATTTGTTGTCATTGTTATTCTGGTATTTCCACAAGCTTGTAAATCCGATATGGATTTGTCTTTAATTGTGTAGGTGACAGTGTCGCATTACAGTATGCTTTGAACGTTCTTGCTTGTGCCATAGTTCCAAAGAAATGTTCGGAACCCATAGCATAACAACCCACTGAGTCTTCTGGCTTTTCAGGGTTCCAAGGACGTCCAACTGAATAATTGAATTGTATAGGTGCTGGCTTAGCCATAGTGATATTCCAAAAACAGAATGCCAGTCTAACAAAGACTGGCATTGTTCGCTACATTAACAGATCAATACTCGAATGGAAAGCAAACCCAAACTGGGTTTTCCAATTTGTTGATCTCTTCACCAACATAATCTGGTTCGAATTCATGACCAGCCACATTGTGTACCATAACGGCATACTTTACTTGGAACACTGGACCATCTTCTGGATCATCTTTATTTGGATCATTAACGAAAGAATCAAAACCAGAAAACAGTGCATCGTTGATTTGACGAAGGGTTTCACCTTCATCGCAGATCTCATCGACGATCAGAACGCGTTTTCCAGAATTAACCAACTCTTGAATACCTTCCAATGATTCACTACGTGGATGATCACGTAAGCTGACATGCAAAGTGCGAAGTGGAACGTCAAAGTAATGGCTGGCATGCACGGCTGGAACTAGTCCACCACGTGTTATACCAACTACGACTTCAGGCTTAAATTCATCGTTTGCCATTTGACGGAAGATTGTAGGCAGATGTTTGCTCACCATATCTTCATAGGTGATATAATACTTAACGATTGACATTATTTGCCAGTGCCAAGAATTCACTACGTACCAACGCATCAGTACGGAACTTACCACCAAGATGGCTAGTTACGGTCGATGATCCTGTATCTTCAACACCACGGCTCTTTACACAGTAATGTTGGGCATTGATAACAACTGCAACGTCCTTGGTATCAAGAATGAACTGAAGTGCGGCTGCAATTTGGTTCGTGAGACGTTCTTGAATTTGTGGACGCTTGGAGAAGTATTCAACCACACGATTAATCTTGCTCAGACCCAATACTTTCTGGTTTGGCAAGTAAGCAACTGTGGCGAGACCGTCAATGATAACGAAGTGGTGTTCACAGTTACTTTGAACTGAAACGCCCTTTTCAACTACCATTTCATCGTAGCCCATCTTGTTTTCAACTGCGGTACACTTTGGGAAGTTCTCTGGATCGAGACCCCAGAAGATTTCGCTGCAATACATCTTTGCAACGCGCAGAGGAGTTTCCATCAAACTGTCGTCTGATAGATCAAGACCAAGAGTTTCCATGATTGTGGTCATGGCCTTTTCAATCTTAGCAACTTTTTGCTTGATTGTAAGAGTGTTGGGGATTGTTGGTGTTTCGAGACCCAGTGAAACCAGATGCTCGTGTACTGCTTGACCTAACTCAGGGTTAGTCTTATTTTTATTGAATGACATATTGTTGCAACCTCATATTGCATTAATTTCTTATACGACCTCGTGTCGTATAGAGTAGAACTTGGCCTTGCACCAAGTTCTACTCTTATTTATATTCTAATGTGGCACGCTTGCCACGTCAAAATTAAAGACCTAAAAGCTTGTTATACATGACATTAGCTTTTGCATATTCATGCAACCGAGTCTTATTGAACTGCTTAATATAACTCTTCAACTGATTATAATGAGTCATCAAGAACCGAATCTTCTTAATCAATTCATGCTTATGCTTCAAATATGAATCAAAGCTATCAGTCCATTCTGATGGATAAAGATTATCATTAAAGCCTTCAAAAATCTCGGTATAGCTCAAACGGTTTGGTACCATCGAGATATTGTTCAGCATTGGAGCTTCCAAGCAGCTAGAAATACCAAATGTTTCCTGCAGGTTGGCGCTAAAGGTCAGCTTACTTTGACACAGCATCTCGTGATACTGTTCCTTGGTAAGGCTTTGCTCCTGGCAAGTAACAAACTCATATTCTGGCATTGAAGCTTTCAAGTCAAGGAAAATGTCATGTTGCTTCTCCGGAGCAATCCGGTGAGGAAACAAAATCATATCCTTTTTATCTTCGGGCTGACAAAACGCTTGTAGTGTTTCAAAGTGCTTCAACAGCTCATCGTGTGGCTGGCCGGAAATCAAGAACTTGCTTTCAATATCTTGGTTCTTCACCCAGCTTACGTCACCCAGAACACCTCGCTCAAACAATTCACGATGGAAATGTGTTGCAAAGATATTCTTATCCAAGGCCCAGAAGATTGCTTCTTCAGTACTACGGGCCCAACGCTTGTCTTCAATCAATCGACCCAGGAAATCCTGAGGATCGTATTGACCGGCATGCCAGATACCATACATTTCAGCCTTAATACCCAACAAATCAAGCATGTACTTGGTCTGCAGAATAACGGGATTCCATGCGTCAGTGAATAGAAACTTATCACCATTCTTGATATCGCCATTAGCGACAAGTTTGGCAATCTGTATCGACTGTTCACTCTTCCACTTGTTAGTACCGGCAAAGTTGATGAACGCACCTGGGGTCGTCAGTTGTTCTTTGTCGTCACCAACAATATTCACAACATTGACTTCTACGCCAGCATTCTTAGCATGTGCGCGCAATGCCGTGGGGACGCCTTCTAGCCATTCACAGGTGTAACGTGAAGGAAGACTTTCAAGGGAGACGATATAAATTGTGTTCATTATGGATTTGACTCCTTATAAAAGTGATCTTTTACTGGATACCAACCGATGGCATTCAACGCAGTGGCAACGGGATCGCTGACAAACCCATATTCGGTGGTATGGTTACAACAATACCAATCAATGTAGTCTTCATTAGCATTATAGTATTCATTTCTGATACCAGCAATTACGGCACCCATTCCACGGAAACTTGCTCCCCATCGGCGGTTTTCATTGTCGTCAATCAATACATCCTTGACTTGATCAGCCGAGGACTGTAATGGATCGAATTTCTTATACCATTCAACATTGGCAAATGCCGTCCATAGCTCAATACAGAAATCGTTATTTTCCATTAACTTGATGAAGTCAGGATATCGTTTGACATCCTGTTCAAAATTTATTGGTTGATCTGACATCAGTCAATCGTAATATCGCCAACACCCGGCCATTGTGGGAACGTTGGCTGTCCGATTGGATAGAATGGGTTTAGTTGCCGACGTGCTTCTTGCTCTTCCAAAAGCTTCTTGATTTGCTCCAACAGACTCGCATTGGATGCCTCATCACGACGCTTATCCAAAATAGCCTGTGCTTGCTTGCGCATTTCGTCAAGTTCGCCCGCATCAATTGCGCCATCGCCATTGGCATCTGGATTATGATGTTCGAACTCAGTACCTGTCAGATTTGATACATTAGTGATCGCTTCGTAGGTACTAACTGCACCATTTTCACCGTCTTCACTAACTTCGATCTGCACCCAGCGATTTGGATACTTTGCATTGATTTCATGGTACAAATCGTCAGCAATCATTTCGCATGATTTGTGATCAAGTTGTAATTCACCATGACCGTACAGACGTTCCATCCAACGCTTAAATTGGATGAATTCGATATCACGATCATCGTGGAATACTTCGATGGCAACCCGGAAGTGGAAAATGTGACGATGATCAGTTCCGAGGAAACTCACATCATCCCAATCG